GTTCGAGTCGTCGCGATTACTGATTGGTGGACCCAGGTTCTCCTGCGTCCCCTTCATGAATCGTGTTTCGACATCCTCAAATCAATCCCTCAGGACGGTACCTTCGATCAGTTGGCACCTGTCCATCGCCTCTTAGCGTATGTCCGGGCTTCCGGAGCCAAGGTCTTTTCTTATGATTTATCCGCCGCGACAGATCGACTTCCTGTTTCTTTTCAGGTGCAAGTCCTCGAGGCTCTCGGAGTCTCTTGGGCTTTTCACTGGGCCGCGCTACTTGTAGTCCGGCCTTGGTACCTTAAGGGTAAGCCCGTCTTCTATTCTGTTGGACAGCCTATAGGGGCTCTTTCCTCTTGGGCTATGCTCGCCATTTGTCACCATATCTTGGTACAGATTGCAGCTAGAAGAGTTGGCCATACAGCTTGGTTTGAGCAATATGCATTATTAGGTGATGATATTATCATCGCTGATACTGCTGTTGCTCAAGCCTACCACACGCTTATAACGGATCTTGGCGTCCAGATCAATCTTTCGAAGTCATTCGAAATAGAGTCTGGGTGCCTCGAATTCGCTAAGCGTTGGGTCCATCCTCATCTTGGAGATTTATCACCAATGGGGCCGGGGCTGATTTTGTCAGCAATTCGAAATCCGCGTATATTAGTCGTTCTTATTCAGGATGCCCTGAACAGAGACTTTGTCTTTTCTACTCGCGTTGTCCGAGACCTGGTTGGATTTCTTCAACTTCTCCGGCCACATAAGTGGCTGGATAAGTGGTTGAAACCCATCCTTTCTTCGGTAACCGGTCCAGATGGAGGTTTATGGGACACAGCCAGTGGGCCTTGGTACAAGGCCGCCTGGATCGTGCAATTCCCACACCATCTTCCGAATAAGCTTAGCATGCTTGTCGATACTCTGTATCGAAAAGCTGCTGAGACATCGCCACCCCTTTCACGGGATGACCAAATGGCTCTACTGGTTTCCAGATTCTGGAAGTCAGTTAGCTTATTTCGTGGTTCCGTAATAGGACTGGTCTCGATTGTCCTCGTGATTTGTTCTCCTGCTTTCTGGGTGTATTACTACATCGCAGATATGGCCGATGAGCGCTTAGCCGAATTCAACACCGCCCAACAGAAATTCTTCCGTCGGTTGTTGTCGTCTTGGGCTTTCGATGGCTTGGACCTACGAATCCGGAATAAATCACTCAAGGAGTTCCTGCGTGTGAACTTCGACCCTGATCTCCTTAATTGGGATCGGAAGGCAACGGAGGCTCAACTTATTCGTCATCAGAACCTTCCTGGGGACTGGGAGCTTTGCTACCAGGCCCGGGAGGAACTGATGGACGCTATGTTGAAGTCCATGCCCGTGGTTGAAGATCCGTACGCGGATTTCGACTTCGATGACGAAGACGATCTCCAAGTGGATAATTCTGATTCGGCGGTCCTAACCACATCCTTAGTACTTCTGGGCTACTGGTCACCTAC